GGTCCAATGGTTTACTGCACCATCTCGATAGTTAAGCTCTCGACTTCAGATAGCGAACTATCCACCATTGGGATAGACCTGTACCCTCATTGGGCATCATTGTCTTGGTGTATCCCAGGAAATCAGGCATGTTATCGATAGATTCCTTAGCAATTTTGTCGATATTGTCAAGGAATCCTGGGATATCTATACCGAGCCGATATTTATCCCTTTTCATGCAAAATTCTGCGAATTGGTCACGTAGAGGATGATACTTCACATTCTCTATGATGGATAGCTGTCGCAGCGCTACCATCTTGGGACCCCACTCCTCAGGGTCATACCAACGTTCCTGTTCACACAGCCTACCCAGAGCCCGATAGGTTGAATAAACGCCTGCGCATACGCCGTCAATTCTATAGTTGACATGATGCCACCTACGAAGATATACGCAGTCCTGTTTGCTCGCATACTGTTTATCAGGATTCATGTCTAACCCATGCGCAGTATACGATGACACTACATCCTCCACAGTACACCCAGGATAGGTGAGTACGCCGTCATCTCCTAAGCACTGTGAATTTGGATTGAGCCTCTGGTTGTGATGTTGGGCGGCTTCATACTGTAACGCTCTATGGGCTAGCGTTTCATCACAGTTGGTTCCACCAGAGCCGGAACCCATCCCATGCTTTCCGGTACGGACTTTACCGAAATCGTACGCAAGAGGTATGCTGTACTTGATGGGGTAGATACCTTGTATCCATTGACGACTTTGAGAGTTGGGAGTAAGAATGGCTTCGATAATGGATCTCGCAGCATTCTGAAGACTCTCATTAAAATGTTGGTCAAATTTACTAAAGTCCGTACAGATTACCAGATCGTCCGGAGATTTCGTATCAAACATTTTGGTGATACGTGCATCCACGGCATCCATCCCAACCCAAGATGGTACTATATTGAAGCGCTGGACTGCCTCAATAAAGGGCTGGTAAAACTGAAGTTCGGCGATGTTCAAAGCGAATGGAAACATCCAAACCACGCGCTGTTTCACATCGTCTTTCGAGGGCCCACCTTCCTGACCCCTCCAACCCAACACAGCACACATGTTCCACTCTTGTGTAGGCAGCAGCTGAGACATATCGGCAAAGGAGATTAAGCACGGT